CAAATTGGAATTGGATGACAGATTGGAATTGGAATTGGATGACAGATTGGAATTGGAATTGGATGACAGATTGGAATTGGAATTGGATGACAGATTGGAATTGGAATTGGAATTGGATGACAGATTGGATTTGTAATTTAATTTAACTGTGATAAGGTATACCCTTACCACCACAGGAGATAATTACATGAACAAGCCAATTGAATACATATCCCACATGGGTTCAGACCTTACGGTTGTAAATGCAGCCCGTGAATCCTTTGGTAGCACCTCGACTACGCTAACAGACAAGGACATTTCCCTTATACAGTTCCTTGCAAGAGGGATGACTAGGGATGACTATGTGATGTTTATAATGAGCCTAATGAATGTGAGTAATTCTGTGGCTGATATTCACACCCTGCTAGAGAAGTATAAGCACACCCCAACTCACTTTGCTCCATTTGGGCATCCACAAATAACCATTAGAGTTAAAGCTCCCCTTGCTATAGCCAGGCAGTTATGGAAGTCACATATTGGTTCTACAGGCGGTGATGCAGGTAACGGCGCGTGGAGCGAGTTGTCTAAAAGGTACAATAAGGAGCAGCCAGAGTATTACCTGCCTACAGAACTGCGCTTGCAGTCCGAAAATGTTAAGCACGGCAGCTCAAATACGACGATTCCCACTCCAAATTGGCTTATGGACACCGTTGAAGAAGCAGATTCTTCCTATCACACCCTGGTAAATGACCTAAAAGTAGCCCCAGAACAGGCCAGATTCATACTTCCTGCGTGTACTTTTACCTCCTGGACGTGGACAGGAAGCCTACTTTTCTTCGCCAGAGTGTACAATTTGAGGGTTAGAAGTGATGCTCAAGAGGAAGCTAGGGTCATCATTTCAGGTTTAAATGCCATTATGATGTCCCTATTTCCTGTTTCTTGGGAGGCTTTAACCAATATGCAGCCGCCAAATGTGACCCAGGGTTTACTCCCCGTTGGTTCCGAAGGGGACTCCGAAGTTTGAAACACCTTCATAAGTCCCTGTAGCTGACACTTTTTTAGCAGTTTCAAGAAGTTCTACCATATTTACCCCTGTAGAAATCCACACCAAGCCTATGACCAACGTTGTTGTGTCATAGGTTGCCCCGTAAAGGTCATTAGCTGCTTTAGAAATATTTACAGCAGCTTCAATCTCAGTATATAGTTTTGATAACTCAATCATTTTAATCTCACTGTAGTTAGTTGTGGTAGTTTACAGAAGCCTGTATCTATCAGTCTTCCATGTATCGAGGAGTAGGCAGCAAACAGATAACCAATAGCGTGTACAAAGTGGTCTTCCGTACTGGTGGATGTCCATTTTTCTTCTACCCCTTTAGCTGTTTGCACTTTTGCTTTCTTCATTACTTTGAAGTGGTCTATAGCCACCTGCATAGCGGGTGTTTTTGGGAATCTCATACTACCACTGTTTACGAAGGACGCAAGGTCATCGAAATGGCCATCCCTGTCTATTTTCACCACGCCGTTATTGTTCCATTGGTAGATGTCTAATCCAGCATTACCTGCGTATTGAGCGCCATAGCACCTCTCAGGAAACTTAACTGCAAGGGTCATGGAAACGCTGTAGTCTGGCATACTGTCAGTTACCTGTTTAATAACCACAGAGTTTATAATGATTTTCTCTAAGAATTTGGAAAGGTTGGTATCCTCTAGGGTGGATATATCTACCTGTTCTAGGCAGAGAATGTCCAATTTACCTGTAGTCCCTTTCCCCCCAATGGCAACGTGGGCTATTTTTCCTAAGTCAACGCCCATGAAGATGTTGTAGACTCCTGTTTTGTTATAGGCAAAGTCATTACAAGTGTAACTACTTTCCAGGACGCAGCAGCTACGGATAACGGACTCGATAAAGCTATTCTCTGCGGATTCGTAGGGGTATCCAAGTCTAAAGTTTACCCAATCCCCATAGGTATAGTCTTTCACTGACCTTAATACTTCCACGAGTGGGTTGTATCTTGGCACATCCCAGAACGAAACTCGAAATCCTTTTCGCCAATGTCCAGGATGTTTATCTACCCAACTCCTGCTGTCTGGGTCTGCCATATTTTCAGCAGTTATTTCCTTTTGGCAAAAGGGGCAGCAGAAAAATGCCTGTTCTACCCCTGGGTGGAAAGCGTCTACGCTACGGTAGTCCGACATAGGCTTATTAAACCCAGGTATTACCACGTCTTTAAAGAAGTTAATCTCTACCCATTGCCCACAGGCGTAGTGTTTTATTAACCGGATAGCCTGTGAGCTATTGTCGTAAAGTTGGCTAATCCCATAATTAGGCAGGGTAGGAGTTGAGAAATCTCGTTTAAGTTTCAGGTCTGAGTGTTGTAACCGAGAGTAGAAGGTGGAGAGGGTGGCTTGGTTACAGAAGTCTATCTCGTCGGTGACAATTAGGTCTAAGTCGAAGGAGATTGCGGCAGTCGCCCCTGACGTTCCCCGCATGAGGATGAAGCAGGAGCCTATTTTCTTCATGGCGGTGTTATCCGTGTCGTGTCGGATAAGCCCTTTAATGACAGGGGATGATTCTATGGCGGGGTCAAAGCGTGATTGGGTGAACTCCCTGCTGAACTGGGCGGTGGGTAGGACGTAGGAGCATTTCATAAACTCATGGGTGGCAACAAACGTTAGAATTACCCTTATTTGTAGTGTGGATAATCCCGTTTGAGCGGGTTTAATGCAGCAGACTTCCCTGACATCATCCCCTTGGTTGGCTATTTCTATCTGGAACTCGTGGTCGTTAAAGTTCCACGCCTGTCGGTCGTCACGCGGATGCGTAAAATTCTTACACATCCATTCGGAAGGAACCAGGGAACTCCTGTCTAGTTGGGCTTTTGCTGCCTCCATGAAGGTATGGGCAAGGGACATAGTTATCTCCGAGAAGACACAACGGCATCGTAAGATTCAAAGAATTTGGTTCTTACATCCTGTGGTAACACGCCTACGGCTTGAATAACAGCTTCCCTAATCAAGGCTACTTCTCTTAAGTGGTCTATTTTGTCCTGGGCGTGTAAGAAAAGTTTAATCAGGGAAGAAGTTGCCACGGTGAAGGAGGTGATGTCCTTCACAGGTACACCTGCAAGTAACTGCCCGTCCTTGTCCATGATTTGTTCCCTAATTTTTAAGATGACTTGGTACTGTTTCTGTACCTCGTCTATATTCATGATTTCGCTTGTACCTAATCCTGACAATTCTCGTAGGGAATCCCGTTGTCTGGGGGACATTAAGTTAGCGTATTCCTTTAAGTCAAGTATGAGGCTATCGATTTCCTCCTTAGCACTGTAGTAGGCTTTTTGGTTTACAGCGATGGGTAAACCATTGGGAGCCGAGTCAATTAAGATGGTTCCTTCACCGTCATTATTGTGTGGTACTTGTAAATTACTTAGCATAGTGAAATAATCCTATAAAATTTAATAATGTAGACATCGCAGATAATATCATGGCTGACATAAAAGCAAGTAAAAGTGGGGTTCAACTCCCTCGCCAGACATTCGCCTCTAAAGCCCAAATGTCAGATGTTGGGTATGCGAAGAATAATAACGCTATCATCCCTGATAGTGAGCAGTCTTACTTTAACGTTAGTGCTGCCCAAATTAGGTCATTACCTGTTACTACTGCCATCAGGATTTTGACCAGGGTAGACGGTAACTTCTCCGCTGCCCTCAACAGCTACCTGCGTTTAGGCGTGGCCTCTGGGTTTAAGGTAACAGGGTATACAGCGGGAACCCACTTGTTTGACCCTGCCGCAACCCTTGCCGCTCAGTCTATTCTTGCATCCCTAGACACACTATACGATTATACCCTAGGATTTTCAAGTAAACAGTCGCTTACCGGACTCCTGGAAACCCTACTAAAGGAAGTTTTACAGACAGGTGGGTGCATGGGGGAACTGGTTATCAACAAGTTTCGCCTGCCAGAGATGATTGTGTCTATCCCACTTAATAAAATACAGTGGGTATCCATGTCCGATGGCTCTAGGTTTCCTAGGCAGCTGTCGGTGTCTGGACAGAATATAGACCTGGATTTCCCCACTATCTTCTACGCGGCTACTGCCCAACAAAGTAACAGTATTTTTCCTCGCTCTCCTTTTGAATCTGCACTCAATATGTTGTTCCGTTACCAGGACATGCTTGAGGATATTTTTAAAGTAGTTAGACGTTCAGGTCATACTCGTATTGTAGTTAAAGTTTTGCAGGATGCTATTAAGAGAATAGCTCCCCTGGAAACCCAAAACGACCCAGTTAAAATGGCGGCATTTTTCGATACGGTTAGAACGGATATTGAGAAAGTGTTAAATGATTTAAACCCAGAAGATGCTTTAGTCCTGTTTGACACCGCCGAGGCAACGAGTATTTCTGCTAAAGGTGATAAAGCGGACTATGCAAGTCTATTGGAAACCATGAGTGGGATGTTGGCGTGTAGCTTAAAAACTATGCCATCGGTGTTAGGTATGAGAATTGGTGGTTCCCAATCCCTGTCTAATACAGAATCCTTAGTGTTTCTAAAGCTGGTAGAGGGTGCTAGAGTGCCTGTTGAAACAGTAATGTCTAGGGCTTTAACGCTGGGTGTCCGTCTTTTAGCAGGTACAGATAGTTACGTTAAATTTGAGTTTAACAGCGTAGAGTTAAGACCGGACGCTGAGTTATCAGCCCACCGTTCGGTTGACCAACAAAATATCCTGCGTAAATTATCGCTTGGCCAAATTTCTGATGATGAAGCGGCACATTTACAGGGATGCTTCCCTCGTCCACCTGGCGCTCCCAATTTGTCAGGAACGGGTTTTATGTCTGAAACGTCTGTTGTTACGCAGCCTAAAGATATGCAGACTAACAAAGATGGTTCACAACAATCAACTATGAATGAGAGTCCCAAAAAGGGCGCTCCAAAAAGTAATGGAGGGGGAAACCCAAATGGATAAAAAAATAATGTCAACTTGGATGGGTACGGAGGAATCCTTAGAGGTTTACCTATCCATTAGAGAAAAGCAGGAACAGTTAGAAGCCAAGGGTGTCAGCGTACTTGACTTATTAGCTAATGATGATGCTGCGGAACTAGATGAAGAAGAATTACACTGGATGTTAGAGGTATTTAATAACATCGGTATTATTCGAATAAGTGGGCCTATGGTAAAAGGCACTACCGGCTATTGGGGTAGGTATTTTGGATACTGTGGGTATAACGATATTATTGATGCAGCAGAGTCAGCTAAGGGTGCGGGTTGCGAAACATTCCTGTTTATTTGGGATACGGGGGGTGGAAGCGTAGAAGGACTTGAAGAAGCCTCAGACTACCTGAGGGACTTAGCTGCCAATTACGATACTACTTCTTTTACAGCTTCTAAAGCGTTATCGGCGGGGTGCTGGCTTTCTACCTGCTTAGGTGAAATGTATGGTACTCCAATGAGCAGTCATGGCTCAGTTGGCGTGATTGGTATTCACCGAGAATTTACAGAAGCAGCTAAAATGTGGGGAGAGAAATTTACTGTGTTTCGCTCTGCTCCTCACAAAGCCCTAGGTAGCCCTTACGAAAAATTATCGGAAGAAGCCTCAAAAGTGCTAACTGAGGATATACTAAAGTCGCATGAGTTTTTTGTGGATGCTGTTACGGCCAATTGCAAATTACCAAGAGAGTTTGTTGCAGAGAATATCGCAACGGGGGACGTGTGGTACGCACAAGAAGCTATAGAGAAGGGGTTACTGACGGGTATAAAAACCCTACAGGAACTATTGATTGATAAATCATTGAAAATAGCAGAAAATGAATCAAATGACACTAATAACTTTTATCCACAAGGTAATAACATGGCTACTAACAAACTTACTAAATCAATCACCTCTGCTGTTGCAGCGGCTATCGCCGCAGGAGTCCCTGTTAAGGATGCCCTGGTTAATGCGCCTACGGCTGAGGCAGATACGGAAACCGACGAAAATACTACACAGTCAGGTGAGCAACATGAAACTTCGGCTGATGCGAACAGTACAGAGAAAGATACAACAGGTGAATCAAACACTGGCAACAATAGCGCTAACAGTGTGGGTAATACTGAGAGCCTTAGCAGTTTAATTTCAGAGCTGGTTTCAGTTAAAGTTGCGTTGGCCAATGAGCAGGCTAAAAACTCTAACATGGCTGCATCCCATGATGGCATGAAGAAAGTGGTTGCTGTAGCGTTTCAAAGAGCGCAGGTAGCTATGGGAGGTTCTCCTGCCTCAGAAAGTGATTTAATGGCGCTTGATGCGTCTGTATTACTTAGCCAATATGCCGCTGCTGATGCTGCGTTGGCCAAAAGATTCCCTGTTGGTGGTAGGGTATCTGAGGTAACTGATGAGTCTGGTGAAGAAGATAAATCAGCCAACACCTCTATGCAAAGTTTGAACGAAGAAGTATTATTGAACTGCGCTAAGATTGGCAAGTAAAAAACGTATATCTATTAAGGGGATAATTATGACTCAGTTTGTCTATACTGAATTATATTCTGGCTTTACCGCCGATATAGTTTCAGGTGCATTAGGGGTATCATCTAGCGGTAAGTTTGGTGATAAAGACATTGGTAAACCAGTTAAACTGGGTACTGCAAACAACTACGTCCTTTGCTCATCAGGTGATGAGATTGAAGGATTCGTAAAAGCTGTCGAGCCTTATACGGTTAATGATGGCTTTTCATTCGGCTCTGTGCAGCGAAATCGACGCATGATTGCAACGGTGGATGCAGCGCAGGTAGGTACTTTGACTGTGGGTGAGTATGCTGTAGCCGGTGCTTCATCTGCGTTAGGCACTTTGGATGCCCATCCTAAAGTCCTGCAAGGTACTCCTACAACTTTTAAATGGCGCGTTATCCGTGTAATTACGGGTACAGGCGTTGCTGGCGACACCGTATTACTTGAGAAGGTCTAATAATATGTCTGATTCATCTAACAAATTATCGTTTGTTGACCATACTGGGGGTCGTCAAGAAGTAACCCTGGATGTCAATGATTACCGTGAAGCGTCTGACCAAAAACTATCGCTTTCACAATATTATGCAAACAAATTCCCAACCGGACATAAATCTGCTTCAACTTTTGAACAATTCGTTGCTGCTGCTGGAATCCGTGTTAAACCAGATACAGCGCGCGGCATACCTGCGTCATCGTTAAAAGAGATTTTTCACGGTACGTTGGACAAAAGCATGGGTACGATTGTTCGTAACACTGGTGCTGACCGTCAAACTACAGCAGGTCGCTTATTATTCCCTGAAATCATGTTGCAATTAATTAGCTCCGTGCTGATTGAAAGCAAAGAAGATTATTTGAAGCCTTGGGAAAATGCCATCGCTATGAAATCTTCTGTGGTGGGAACTCGTGTTGACCAACCAACGATTAACATTCGTAATCCATTGGATAACTCTGCGGCGCAGCCTATTGCTCAGTTAGCAGACCCAGCGGTTATGGTGTCAATTTCTTTGGGCGACCGTTCATACTCAATCCCAACCAAATCAATTGCGTTAGAGATTTCTGACCAGGCGTTACAATCTGTAACGATTGACTTATTGGGTATCACCCTTGCAGCGCAAGTGCGTGGTGAACGTATCCGCCGTATTGAAGCTGACATGGCAGCAATCATCAGCGGGGATGTTGATAGAGGCATTAATGCTGTTGGTTTCCAAAATGCTAGTGCGTTTGATAGTTCCTTAGGTTCTAACAAATTAACCCATAAGGCTTATGTTAAATGGTTACGTGAACATTATCAAAAAATGACCATTACGCATATCCTGGGTGACATTGACGCTGCGTTCGATGTCGATGCTCGTGCTGGTCGTCCACAAGCCTTTTACGATTCTTCTGCACAGAACAACCGTATTCCTGTGGATTATTCAATCGAGAATTTAGGTTTACCATCGCCAAAATTATTGTTGTTACCAACTTCAATTATTGGCGCTAATCGTTTAGTTGGTTTTGACCGTGCTTATGCTTTCCACGAAATCACCAACAGCTCTGCTACTTACAGTGCTACGGAAAATTTCGTTATGCGCCGTAGTCAAGGTATGCGTTTCGATTATGGGGTCGCCTTATTTAAGTTCCTGGATGAAGCCTTTACCGGCCTGACGCTAGGCGCTTAAGAAAAGTTTACCTATCTGTGGTGGGGTGGGGATTAGGGGGAGTCGGGAAACTGGCTCCCCCTTTTTTATTGCATTGTTAATACTCTAGTCAAATGATAATATGTCTTTGACCCACCACAGAAAATTGGAGAAAACAAATGGCCGTTACTGTTAAGAGAAAAATTTTTATTGGTTTTGAACCCACGGAAGTGAAGGAAGCAAAAAAAGTGAAGGAAGTTAAGGAAGTAAAGGAAGCCTACGTTCCAAGACCTGCAAGAGTCTACGTAGTTAAATACCGGATGCGTCATCCGGTAACAGGGGTAATGTTTGAACCAGGAGTTCCTGTTGATATTATTGACCTTAATCATGTTGACAATATTTTTGTCCGACATCAACTTGAAGCAGGGGTATTTAAGGAAGTGAAAAATGACACCTGAGCCATTTGACATACAGTTAGTCGTAAACGCTATATTCAGTGTGGTATTTACTGTTCTCGGTATCCTGCTAAAGACGTTATGGGCTGCGTATAAGAGTCTTCAAGAACAGGATGCAGCCCTTGCTGATAAAGTCCATAAGATTGATACCCTGGTACAGGGGGAGTATCTTAAACGGGCTGAGTTTATTGCCCATACGGATAAGGTATCCACACAGTACACCGATTTAAGAAATCATCTGGATAACCTTTTCGAAAGGCTAAATCAAAAATTAGACAACAAGGCTGATAAGGGGCGTAGCTAATGGAAATTCTTTTCACCACGTCAGAGTCTATCAGGGCTACAGTTGGGTTGGATGCAGATGATGTCCCAGATTCTATCCTGCAAGACCAAAACCTAGACTTACAAATGCAGGATAGGCTTACGGAATTTCTACCTGCTTACGAAGATTACTTCGCCCAGTCAGAGGACAATGAGAGAAACCTAATCCTTTGGTGTCAGTATTATGGGGCATTGCAATTAATTAGCATTTGCCAATTAGGTATTCCAGAGAAATTCCAAGCCAACAACGATATTATCGGCAGGTTCCAGGTAAAGTTCGATGCCCTAGCAGCCTCCCTGCTAACTAAGATTGGTAAGCTGGAATTAAAGATTACCAACCCTGGTGTTAGCGCAGGGGATATTATTCCGGTATTAATCTCCAAGTCCGTTCCAAATTACAATCCTATTACGGGGTAGTTTATGAGATTAGGTCAGTCAGTAGGTAAGGTCTGTAAGACCAAGATTGAGGGCTTTAATTATCAAACTGGCCTTTTCGAAGACTTGCCTTTCATGTGTTCGTACCCGCCGGATGGCCGGTTTATTGGCAGAAGTGTTTCATTTTATGACCGCAGGGTGTTGATTACCCCAGAGCAGATAGATGACCTTTTCCCAATCGTCAGGATAGGTGATGAGGAAGTCCTAATGATTTATGCTTCACAGCAGAATATCAACAGAGGGCATCAGTACCTTTGGTCACATACTGGATTTAACATTCAGGGGTATGCTGACGTACACCGCTTAATAACCACGACAGTGGCCTCAGGAGCGAAGGGTAAAGGAGTTGATACTGCCATAGGTAATTATCCTGTTTCACTTGAGAAAGGCTTTAGCGGCCCTCCTAGCCAGTATGAAGCAGGATACTATTCCACTAGGATGTCCTGCTACATCCCTGCATACGCTGACGTTAAGTTATCCGACACGATAGTGTTTCAGGGAGAAACTTATACCATCGACGAGTCTGCCCCAGAACTACGTCTACGATTCTTACAATTAACCAAAAAGTAATATGTCTAAGTCAACGTTAATGCTTGCTGTTAAGTCCACTATAGACAAGGTGTGCATAGACCTTGCTACAGCTAGTGGTATTAAGTTCCTAGACCTGGATGACGCTACAGCAGTTGAGGGTGTTATGCAGTCTACTGACTCCGCTGTGATATGGGAGTTGCAGACGTTTGACGAATCACCTCAAGACCCAATGTGGTCAATATCTTTCGGCGTTGGTGGTAGAACTTCTAACGATGCTTCAAACTATGAAATCCTGGCTCTTACAGGGGCTATAGCGTCCAAGTTTACAATAGGTACACAGATACCTATCTTCAACTACAGCGGGACAACAGTGGGCTTGCAGGAGGCAAACATGACGGTTATCTCTAATAACACAGCACCACAACTTTTCGATAGGACATCTGGCCTTAGACTTGCAGGGATAACCGCTAAATTACTCAGATTTACCTCTTAAATATCATAATTTAAAAGTGACTCTTATAAGTTATTGATTTTTAAAGGAATACTACGTATAGGATATTATATATAAATATATATATATATATATAGTTGGCTAAAGATTTTATTTTTTTTTTTTTTTTTTTTATTAAAATTTTTTTTTTCATTTTTTTTTATTTATTTTTTTTTTAATATTTTATTTTTTATAT